TGACCCAAGGGCCGCCAGCATCTGTCCGCCATGGATTGATTCAAGCGAGAAAGCCCCGTTTTTCTCCATGAGAAAGATCAGCGTGTCGCCAGGACTGGCGCTGCCTCCGGCATCCGTCGAATAGATGGTGCAAACGGATTCACAATCACGATCCTTGTGGCCGAAATTGTGACGGTGCCATGCCGTGACGTTATTCTCCCGATCATAGCTAAATCCGGCAAACTCGCCGCCTTCAAACGTGAACCATACAATCGGGTCTGGCGACTGAGTGTATGTCATTTCAACCACCCGCCCAATGTGCGCGGGGATGTGCTCTGCAAGAAGGCTCATGTCTGGCGCGGAATATCCGTCCTTTTCAAAGACGTATGCAAACTCGCGCAGCCTGAAATCCCTGGTCAGCCACAGCAAAGCGTCACCCGCAAGAAGCGGCTGAATGTGCGTTGACCCGTAACGGCTCCAACGACGAAGCCGCAGGTTCGACGGTGACAACGCTGCGTCCTGTTCGCCGCTGTCCATCGTCCATTCCTCGCCCGTGGTGCCAATGACCATCGTGCGCTTAAACGAAGTGATCCATTCAATGTCGTTTGCCTGCGTGGCTGCAAGCGTCACGTCGATGCCGGACGTTTCGAGCGTGCCGGTCAGGAACGTGTAGAAGTCATCCGTCTGGCTGCCCCAAATGCGCATTGGTTCCGTTTCTGTCCCGGCAAACCACAGGCGTTGATCGTGGAAGCAGACCGTGCGCGGGTAGCCACGGGATGCGGAGAACGCCCCCTTGCGCCAGACCGGGAAAGTGAAGCCGATGACCTCGTTCGGGATGAGGCTGTCAACGGCCAGCCTGGGAATGCCCTTCACTTCCGTGGATGAAGTGTAGGACTCGATTTTAAACGGGATGTCCAGCTTGCCAACAGTTGGCTCAATAGTCATTGTTCCGCTTCCTGTGGCGCTCGCCTTGATTGCCACCCAGCGATACCATCCGCCAGTGTTCGGGGCTTCGGCGGTGTAAGAAATCGTTCCTTCTGTCGAAGTGCTTATATACCATTCACGGACTGTCGTGAAGTTGATTCTATCTAAACTTTCCTGAAGCTGAAGAGTTGTTTGGTTTGGAGAAGCTGTTGATGTCCAGACCGTGCGAGCAACGTATGCACCCTGAATAAATATTGCCGCGCTGGTGGTCGTGCTAATGGATGCAGGAATGGCCTCAGACACAATGCGCCCGACACTTCCGGACCCCGGCGAAAGAAGCCACGTTGAGCCCACTTCGTCAGCGTCAAAGGTCGCGGAGGACGCGATGAGCCTGTAATCTGTGATATTGATAAGCACCCATTGAGCACCTGTTCCTGGACGGTTGGCGCTTGTTGCTGGCGAGTGCGTCGTGATGCAAAAGTAGTTGCTCCCGAAATATTCAACAACATCGCCAGCCGTATATCCAGTTGTCCCGACGTTCCACGGCGAACGATAGACGGCCTTGTCCCACTTTGCCAGCGTGAACGCCACGTCGCTGTTTGCCGTTTTGCACCTGTAAAGCTCGTCTTGATACAGGACAAAATCACCGATGACGTAGCTATAAGCCGTCGCCCATGTGTTGGCGTCATAGACAATCTTCACCGTCACCGCGTCGTCGGGAGGATCGAGCGCAGGCGCAAACTGAAACGGCACGCTGTCAATGCTCCATGTGCCGTCTGTCGCCCGAATAATCCGTTGCGGAGCATAGCTGCCGTGCGTGAGAAACATCACGTCGTTGATCTGACAGACGTGAATCTGCTGAATGTCCTCCTCTTGATAGGTCGTCGTCAGCGTGTCAACCAGCGTGAAAAAGCCTTCTGAAAAAGACCAGACGTTGATCTCATTCTCAGAAAAGCTGAGAATAAAATTCACATCCGTTGACCTTCTGAAGGCAACCAGACGAAACGCTCCTTCAACGCCAGTCCCGCCTATGCCAAAGCGCGTCCCCGGCCTCTTGAAGATTCCGCCATAAGGACGCACGATGAAGTTTTCGAGCAGGCGGCAGCCCGTGGCGTATTTCTCTGAATCTGTCCGCCCGTCCATCAGCGGCGACATCTCGCCACCATTGAACACCGACTTGATCGTTTGAAATTGTGTCGCCATGTCAGGAGAGCCAGTATGCAGAACGTGAAGCCACAAGCTGCGAGTCATCAAACGGCAGGATGCGCCTGCCCTTGCCCTCTGCGGAGTCCCGGCTTTTCGCCTTGTTCGCCACGGCATTTTCAAAGAACTGGCGCATCTGCGTTGCCTGCCCGCCCATGCCTGCCGTGTCGGATGCGATGTATGACGCCAACAGGTAACTAAAAGCCGTTACAAAATCGGATGGATAGCTCGTCGCCGTGGTGATCCTGGCGATGTATTTGAGGTTGATCGTCTCATCGTCACAAAGGATCAGGCCGGATTCCACCAGGAAATCAGAGCCGTCATCCTCCATCTGTCCGCCGTCAGCGTTGATCGAGATTGGGCGCAGGCAGTCAGCAGGCGGCGTGTGCTGGAAGTCGTAGGAGAACTGCGGGATTTTGACCCATTTGCCAGTCGATGCCGTGTAGGTGCCGCTGAATTCGGAATCATCCAGGTCGAAGGCGTTGGAGTTGATGACAGTCACATACCATTGACCGTTCGCCACTGTAACGCCTTCTGCGTCCTTGATGTAAACCCGATCCCCTGTGCTGAGACCGTGGCTGTTCGATGTGACCCGAATCTCACCGCTTCCGTCATCGGCAATCGCGGAGCCGCCCGAGAGGCTGGTGTAAGTGATTGTCTGGCGCTTCCGTTTCGTGGCGAAGTTCCAGGGATGCGAGCGGAGGATTTCATCGAGCGCCGTGTAAACAGCGGTGCCACCGTCTGGATTATACCACTTGCGCAGGCTCGCGGCCTGCTGGCTGGTGTCGGTTGTCAGCGCCGTGAGAGCCCGCCCGCCCAAGTGGGCAATGGCAAGGTTCGCAATCTCCGTGTGTGATGCAGCCATTTAAAGACATGGTGAGGGCGGAGGAGCCACCATGCAAGCTCCTCCGCCCGGGTTTCAGGGCTTCAGTTGAAGTCCCAATAAGCAACCGTGAAGTAAAGCACGGTGGAAGCGGTGACGGTGTTCGCGCTCGCGATGGTCACAATCACGGTGGTGTTGTCCGTAGTCGCAGCCGGGGCGAGGTCAGCAGCAGTGCCAGCCACAGCGGAACCGAACGTGATGGTGCCGCCGCTGGAAAGCACGATGCCGTCAGCATAGACATCAGCGTTGCTGCTGGTGCCGATGTCGAGCGTCAGCGTGGTGCCAGGATCGACGCAGGAAACGGAGCTGGTGGCACGGCTCACGATTGCGCCCTTGGGCAGGCGGCAAAGGTTGAACGTGTCGTTGGCAGCTTCGCTTCCCGTGGTCGTGTAGGAAGCAATGAGGCACTTGAGCGTGCCACCGGTGGCGTTGGCCGGATTGCGCGTCGGACGCTCGGAAGCGTCAGCGGCACCGGCGACTTGGTTCGTGTAAAGGGAGGTGTCAGTAAGGGCAGCCATAAATGTGAGTCGTTGAGTTTGGGTAAGGGATTAGCCCCGGCGGGTGTTAATCGCCGGGGCCAGGATCATCAGGGCGTTTCATCGCAGTAGATGCGAACAACCTTCTCGTTCTCGGTGCGGACAGCGCCGAGAAGCATGGTCGTGCGAATCTGGAGGGCGTGACGGCGCATGGGGAGTTCGTCCATGCGAGTTTTGCGCTCGGCCATGCTGAACTTGACCGCCGACTTGTGGAAGGCGAAGCAAGAACGAACGTCAGCCGTGCCGGAGACGGTGCCGATGGGCAGACGCTCAGAGCGGATGAACTTGAAGCCAAGGAACGTGTTGATCGTTCCATCGACCAGGGCGCGAATGGTGTTGTAGTCACCGCTCGTGATTTCCGTGGTGCGGAGCAGGTCCTGCACTTCCTGCGAACCAACCACGATATAGCGGTCAGAATCAGGAACCTCGGACACGTCCATCAGGTATTTCGCACGGCGAAGTTTGCCGATGGTCATGCCTGCGGAGGCGGGCGAACCGGTTTCCACATAGGTGGCACCGATGCTCTGGCCGGACGGGAAGTTATCCGTGGTCGTGCCGTCCTCGCCAATGTAGCGGGTGGCGTCAAACGCGGCGATGATCACGTCATCAATGGCGCGGTTGAAGGCCATGGCGTGGCTGCGAACCTCGTCAGAGGTAGGCAGGACGATAGTCCCCAGAAGCGTCTTGTCGAACTCATCAAAGGTCGTGACCTTTTCGCGAGCGGACTGCGTGAGCCAGTATTTCGACCCGTCGAACTCGCCATCAGGGGTGTCGCCCTTGCGGGTCGTGATGGTCTGAGCTTCGGAGTCATTGACGAGGTTGAACCACTTGCGCTTGCCGGTGAAGTCGGCGCGAGTGATGACCGGCAGGAGACGGGTGTCACCCTGCTGGAGAACTTGGTCGAACGATGTGTCGAACATCGTCGGATAAAAGGTGTCGATTTGGGCCATAAGCCGGAGGAATGAAAGAAGTTGAAGGGTTGAGCCTGCCTTGCGGCGGGCGGAGGATTGTCATGAATCCCTGTGTCCTTCGGTTGTCTGCCGTTGGCAGGCCGTCGTTCAGGCGTCCGGTTGTCTCAAAAAGAGGCCGTCGTTGCCGCAGATTCTCAAATTTGAGAAAAAAGGCAAGCGGAAAAATAAAAAACCCGCCTCCCTTTCGAAAGACGGGTCATCATGGAGCCGGAGAAGCTGTCTAGGCTCGCTGGGCGCGATACAGCCCCTCGATGCGGTTGAGCGCTGCCATCTGCTTCTCAGGGCCGTTCTTGCCCTGGAAGTCATCGCCTTTCTGGATGCGCTGAATTTGCTCATCGTAGGTCGAGCCGCTGGAATCAGCGTCAGACCCGACAAGGGCGGAGTCCTCGCGGATCATCTGATCGACGCGGATCATTGCCTTGATGAACTCAGGGTTGTTACCCAGGTCACTTTTGGTCGTGTCGATTCCCAGAGCGATGGCCCCACGGTTCGCCCTTTGCCAATTCGTCTTGGCAGCTTCACCCCACTCCTTGTTCAAGCTGTCGATCATCTCCTGGTGCTGGGCCGCAGCCATTTCCTGTGATCGCGCCACCATCGCGCCGATGTTGTCGTTGTTGAGGGCGATCAGTTCTTGCAGAGCTTCTGGCGGCACGCCGTATTTGTGAGCGACAGCAGCGGCTTTCCCGGCAAGCTCAGCGTTCCATTCCACGCCCTCAGGCAGCTTTTCAGGAGCTTTCAGCCCGTAATCCTCCGGCTTTTCAGGAGCGCCGGTGATCTTGCGAAGCTCAGCGTAATACTGCTGAACCTGCTCGGGCGTGGCGTCAGACCCCGGCTTCGTTGGAGCGGACTTCTTGCCCATCGCCAGTTTTTCAAGGTTCGTGTAGCTGATTGCCAGCTTGTCGAACTCAGGCTTGCCTGCGTCCTTGTTCCAGAACTTTTCCGGCAGCCACTCGGGCCGCTGTTCTCCGCTTGGCAGTTGCGCCGTTTCGGGCGTGGTCTGCGTTTCTGATCCGGTTCCGGTTGCCGCCGCCTGCTGTGCAAGCGCGGTTTCCGCCGTCTGTTGTGTGGTTTCGGTTTCCATGGGAAATGGTTACGCGTTGGCTTCCTGCCACGCGTTGTAAGCGTCGTTGCCGTAGTGGTTCACAAAGCAGATGCGGAACTTGGACGGCTCGCGCTTCGGGTCGGGGAAGCCGGTCGTGTCGAGGGATTGAGTGGTGACGGCTGACGCTTTGACCTGCTCGGGCTGCGTCTCGATGTCGGGGACTTCCACGGTCACGCCGATTTCTTCCGGCTCGGCAAATGGTAAGGATTCCTTTACAGTTGCGCCATTTACAGCAATCTCGAGACTAGGATTTCCAGCAGCGGCACGAATCTGGCCGACGATGCGCGGGGCCTGCTTTTCGGTGACGTAGGCGG